CAACAGAAGTTAAAAAAAGCTTTGCAAAGAAATGGCAAATATATTTTAACCACAAAAAGGTTCGGCATCATGGTCGTTAAATAATTTAACTATGGCAAAACAGAATTTTACCCACTACGTCAAAAGAGATAAGCCGAAGAAAAGGATTGGTGTCCATAAGAAGTCCCAAAACAAATCCGAAAAAAGGCAGAAACAAAATACAAGATATAAAGGTCAAGGCAGGTAATGTGCGTTTTAAAAAAACTATATATTGCTAAACCTTAGATATGGGGAAAGATAAACTTAAGAATGTTTGGTCGACTATTAAAACAACAGTTCAAAACAATGTTGCTCCAGAAATTAAAGTTATTAATAAAGAAGTAGCAAGTAGAGCAAATAAAGCCCCTTGGTATAAAAAACCAACAAATAAAGATTTAAAACTTGCTTATAAAACTAACGCAAAAAATATTAAATAGATAATGGCTAAAGCTAAAGGCCTTTACGCTAACATCCACGCCAAAAGAGAACGTATTAAAAAAGGTTCTGGCGAAAGCATGAAACGACCTGGAGCTAAAGGCACACCAACAAAAAAAGATTTTAATAAATCCTCAAAAACAGCAAAGAAAAAATAGATGGTAGCTAAAGTATATCAAAGCCCATCTGGAGGATTAAATGAAAAGGGAAGAAAACATTTTGAAAAGAAAGATGGTGGTAATTTAAAAGCACCACTTAATAAAGGTGTAAGTGGCAGACGTGTTTCATTTGCTGCAAGGTTTGCAGGAATGGCAGGGCCAATGAAAGATTCAAAAGGTGAGCCTACAAGAAAAGCTTTGGCATTAAAAAAATGGGGCTTCGGTTCTGTTGCTGCTGCTAGGAATTTTGCTAACAAACATAAACAGAGTTAATCTTAGAAGGAACACAACAAGTGGTTTACTACAAAGTAATTATATGGAGAGGGGACGAATTATCAAAGCAAATATTATACGAAGCTATAGATGATGTTGTTGCAATGCAAAAAGCAAGTGCTGCTACACCAGATGGCTGTAGATCGACTTATGAGTCAATTACACAAGAAGCTTACGAACAAGAAACTAAAACAGTTAACTAAACTAAAAAACAAATAGGAGAAAAAATGCCAGCAGGAAAAGGGACTTACGGATCTAAAAAAGGAAGACCATCAAAAAAACCAATGACAAAACCAAAGCCTAAACCAAAACCAAAAACTAGTGGCTACTAAAAAAGAAAAAGAACATATGAATTGGGTAGCAGAGCTTGGATGCTTTGTTTGTGAAAGACCTGCTAACCTACACCATATAAGACCACCTGGGACAGGCATAGGAAGACGTACGAGTCACTTCGAGGTTATTCCCTTATGCCACGACCATCATCAAGGTAACTTCTCTATACACATGGCTAAGAAGGCATTTGAAGAAAAGTTCGGAAAAGAAACTGAAATACTCAAAGTAGTATTAGAAAGGGTAGAGCAATTAAAATGTCGTTCCTCAATAATTTAAGTATTAAAGATAGAAAAAGATTAAGGACAGTTGTTAAGAAAACACATTTACAACATTATCCAACACACATGATAACAGATTACGAAGCCGATAAGCTTGTTGAAGCCTTTGGTGAAGAAACAGTTTATAATATGTTAAAGGCTAATGTTGGTATAAATGTCGATTGATTTTAAATATAAACCACAAGGTGCTGTACTAAAAGAGTTTATGAAGTCCGATGACTTCTTTAGAGGTATCAGAGGGCCAGTTGGATCTGGTAAATCAGTTGCTTGTTGTATTGAAATTTTTCGTAGAGCCTTGCTACAAAAAAAAGGTAAGGATGGAAAAAGAAAATCACGATGGGCAGTAATAAGAAATACTAATCCACAACTTAAAACAACTACAATTAAAACTTGGATCGATTGGTTTCCAGAAGATAAGTGGGGACATTTTGCTTGGTCTGTTCCTTATACTCATAGGATTAATCAAGGAGAAATAGAACTAGAAGTAATGTTCTTGGCACTTGATAGACCAGAAGACGTAAAGAAATTGCTATCATTAGAGTTAACAGGAGTCTGGGTTAATGAAGCAAGAGAAATACCTAAGAGTATTATAGATGCTTGTACTATGAGGGTTGGACGTTATCCTTCTATGAGAGATGGTGGTGCATCATGGTATGGAGTTATAGCTGATACGAATGCTCCTGAAGAAGATCATTGGTGGGCTATAATGTCTGGGGATGTTCCAGTACCAGATCACATATCTCGTGAAGAAGCTTTGATGTTAATCAAACCAGATAACTGGAGTTTTCATACGCAGCCACCAGCATTGTTAGAAAAAAAAGATAAGGATGGTATGACTACTGCTTATGAACCCTATGACAAAGCAGAGAATAAAATAAACATAACACCACAATACTATCCTAATATTATTAGAGGTAAGACTAAAGGATGGATTGATGTTTATGTTTTAAATAAACTAGGATCTATTGAAGAAGGTAAACCTGTGTACCACAGCTTCAAAGAAGAATTACACGTTACAAAAAATCCAATAACTTTAATTCCTAACCAACCTATATGGATTGGAATTGACTTTGGATTAACACCTGCTGCTGTGTTTGGTCAAAGAACTACAACAGGTAAATGGAATATTATTAATGAGTTAGTTTGTTTTGATATGGGTGTAATGAGATTCTCAGAATTACTGAGAGGAGAGATTGCTAAAAATTATAAAGGTTTGGATATTATGATTTATGGAGATCCTTCTGGAGATTTTAGATCTCAAACCGATGAACGAACTCCGTTTCAAATAATGAGAACCTATGGATTAAAAGCTATACCTGCACCATCAAATGATGTTGCGTTAAGGATAGAAGCTGTTGATGCTACCTTATCTAGATTAGTTGACGGACAAGCAGGATTTAATATGCACACGGATTGTATCAATTTAAAAAAAGGTTTTAATGGTGGCTATCATTACAGAAGACTACAAACTTCTGGAGATAGGTATGATGAGAAACCATTAAAGAATAGATACTCCCACGTTCACGATGCGTTGCAATATCTAATGATGGGAGCTGGTGAAGGTAGAACAATGCTATCTGGCAAAACTCTTTCACGACCAATTATTGCTAAGAAAGAATGGGATGTATTTGCAGGACAATCAAAGAAAGCTAGAAAAGTATGGGATCTATTCAAAAGGAATGGCTAGTCTATTTCTATAATGCAAGAACAGTTAAGTATGCAAAGTGGTTATGGTGGTGGAAACCTCCTTATGGCTTTAGTCATTGTGGAGCTTTAAACTATGACCTGTCTGCAAAAAAATGGATTAACATGGAATTTACTCATGCTAATATAAAGGTAACTGTATTGACTAAAAAGCAATCAGATAACTTATTTGCAAAACTTCATTCCTTTAAAATATTAATCTGTCCTCAAAAAGAAGATTGGCATTTAATGCGTATAAAAGAATTATCGTGTGTAACATTTGTTATGAGGTTAATAGGTTTTTTTCGTTGGTATATTATTACTCCACACCATTTATATTGTGCGTTGATAAATGCTGGATATGAGCCATTTTGGAAACATGACTTTAGAAAAAAAAAGATCACCACTAGAAATAATTGAATTAATAAAAGAACGTCATTACGATGAAGAACAATTATTATTAGAATTAGAAAAAGTTTGTAAAGATCTACCTGGAAATGAGTTTGATGTTGAAACTCTTGATGCAGAATTTGATGAGGATATTTAATAATGTCAGCAGATAAAGGTTCTCAAGATACTGATGTTTCTGGAAACGAAGCAGTAGAAACTGCAGCACGTAGAGGTAAAAAAAACGAAATCAATAAAGACATAGATGTTCAAAATTATTCTGACAAAAAAACTGATTCATATATGGAAAGTAAAAATGAAACTTTTAAAGATGGAAAAAAAACTAATACAAAATCAAAACTTGTAAATAAATTTTTTAATAAAGGATCTAAAGTTACTAGAACTTATTATACAGACAAAGTTTTAAAAGGAACAGCTAAAGAAAAATTTTCGATGTTAAGTGATAAAGATAAAGAAAAACAATATGCAAGTTATCTTGAAGGTAGAACATCTGGAAGAACAGATGCTATGGGTAGAGTAAATGTAAATTATAACAAAGATAATTATGACAACTCAAAATTTCAAAAAACAATGACACAAGTAGATGCTGAAAGTAAAGCAGAAACAGAAACACCAAAAACAACAGAAGAAGAAGAAGCTGCGTATAAAAAAAGAAAAGGATTAGTAGGTTCTAGATCTTTGTTTAGTACAGGTGGACAACGAGGATTTTTTAATTAATGGAATATGTAAACGGAACAATAACACCAGAGTACGGTATTAAAGATAAAGCAACTGAAATACTTAAAAAGTATAAAGAAGCTAAAGGTATTAAAGATCATTGGAAAGATAGATTTGAAGAAGCATACGAATATTGTTTACCTAATAGAGAATCTTTTTACGATGAATCTCCAGGACAAAAACGGACTGATAAAATATTTGACGAAACTGCAGTAGTTGGAGTACAAGAATTTGCATCAAGACTTCAAGCAGGTATTGTACCAACCTTTGCTAGATGGGCAGATTTCCAAGCTGGATCAGAAATACCACCAGAACAAAAACCACAAATTAATTTAGAGCTAGATAAAATTACAGATTATGTTTTCCAGATATTACAAACATCAAACTTTAACCAAGAAATACATGAAGCATTTATGGATCTTGCTATTGGCACAGGAGTTATGCTTGTTGAAGAAGGGGATGCAATTAATCCAATTAAGTTTTCATCTATACCATTAACTAGAGTTTGTTTAAACAATGGGCCAGATGGAGCAATAGATACAGTTTATAGAACTAGAACTTGTAAGCCAGAAGAAATACTTATCTTATATCCTAAAGCTAAATTACCAGAAGATTTTGATCCTTTAAAACAAAAGAAAAAAATTACAATTATAGAAGCTGTTTATAAAATTTACGAACCTAATGTAGAAAAATATAAACTATGTGTAGTAATGGAAGATCCTAAACATATTTTATTTGAAGAAGAATATGAAGGTGAAGGTTCAAATCCTTATTTAGTATTTAGATGGAATAAAGCATCTGGTGAAGTTTATGGCAGAGGGCCAGTATTTAATGCTATGTCAGCTATTAAAACTTGTAACCTTACAATAGAATTAATATTACAAAATGCACAGATGTCTGTAAGTGGTGTTTATACTTATGAAGATGATGGTGTAATTAATCCAGATAACATTTCATTAGTACCAGGATCTTTAATTCCAGTTGCTCCAGGTTCTAGAGGTTTAACTCCAATACAAGCAGCATCTAATTTTGACGTTGCTCAATTAGTGTTAAACGATATGAGAGCTAATATTAAAAAAGCATTATACATGGAAGCTTTAGGTAAACCAGAAGGTACACCTATGACAGCTACTGAGGTATCTGAAAGAATGGCAGATCTATCTAGACAGATAGGTGCATCATTTGGCAGACTACAATCAGAATTAATTAATCCATTGTTAAGAAGAATAATTAGAATTTTATCTAAGCAAGGTAGAATAGACGTACCAAAAATAAATGGTAGAGAAGTTAAAGTAGCACCTCGTTCACCTCTAGCACAAGCTCAACATTTACAAGATGTTGCAGATGTAACTAGATTCAATGAAATAATTGCAGGAACATTTGGCCCACAAATGATTAATTTAATTGTGGATCAAAATGCAACAGCAAAATATTTAGCAGAAAAAATGAACTTACCAGAAAAGCTTATTAGAGATGAACAAGAGCAAAAACAATTGGCAGATAGAATGAGTCAATTACAACAATCGGCAGGAGAAGAAGCTCCTCCAGAAAGTTAATATGAGTTGGGATGAGTTAAAGAAGAAAAAGGAAGTACCAGTTAAAAGTGTTGATGGCTATACAAGATCAGCTCCACAAGAAGCTTTATTGAATAAACATTTTGCAACATTATTTAAAGGGGACGAAGGCAAGAAAGTGTTAGCTTACTTACAATCTATTACTACAGAAGTAGTTGCTGGGCCAAATGTAACTAGCAATCATTTATTTCATATCGAAGGTATGAGATTTTTAATGGGTATAATCAAAACAAGAATACAGATAGGAGAACAAGATGGCAGATGATAATGTTGAAACTTCAGCACCAATCGCTACAGAAAATGTTAGTGATATAGTTAGACCAGAATACGTTCAAGAAAAATTTTGGGATACAAATACTAATAAAGTTAATTTAGAAAATTTAGCATCAAGTTATAATTCACTTGAAACTAAACTAGGATCTCGAACAGAAGATCTTACTAAACAAATTAGAACTGATATTGAAAATGAAAAAAACAATAATGTTCCAGAAAACTATAAATTAAATGTTCCAGAAATGGAAAATACTTCATTAACAATTAGTGAAGAAATGCCTATAGTTAAATGGTGGGGTGAAACTGCAAAAAATGCAGGATTATCACAAGAACAATATGATACTGGTGTTCAAGCTTTTATTGATAATGCAGTTGCTAATTTACCTAACGTAGATATGGAGATCCAAAAACTTGGAGATTCTGGTAAAGATAGAGTAGACGCAGCAGCTATGTGGTCAAAGAAAAATTTAACTCCAGAAGCTTATTCAGTTATGTCTGGTTTAGCAGCTACTGCTGATGGTGTAAAAGCTCTCGAAGAAATTATGGCATTAAACAAAGATACAGCAATGCCAAGTACACCTACACAAGTAGATATGTCAGCTACTGCAGATGATCTTAAATCTATGCTCAATGATCCTAGATATTACGATAGCAGCAGACGTGATCCAAGTTATGTTAAAAGAGTAACAGAGCTATATGAAAAAGCCTACGGTAAAACAGACTCATAAGTTTAAATATAAAAAACTTAAAAAACCTCTCAATTGGTTAGATTGCGTAGGTGAAACTGGATGGCTGACTTCTAAAGAAATGGATGCAGCCAAACCAGCAGATTGTGTTACAGGTGAATTTTGGATCTATAA